CGAACTTCCACAATATCCTTCGCCAGATATATATAATTTTTTAAGATCTTCTTTAAGATCCGTTGATAAAGATATACCTGTTTATATGAGAGCTACAGGTAATCCAGGCAATGTAGGTTCACAGTGGGTACGAGAAATGTTTGTAGAACCAGGTGAACCAAATACAGCGTTTGAAGTAGGGATAGATACACCCAACGGAAAAAAATATATTAGTAGAAGATTTATACCAGCTAAGTTACAAGATAATCCCTATTTGATGCAGACAGATGATTATTACATTATGCTTGCATCTTTACCTGAAGTACAACGTAAACAGTTTTTAGATGGAGATTGGGATGCCTACGAAGACTCAGCTTTTCCTGAATTTAGTAAAACAACCCATGTGGTTGAACCTTTTGAAATACCTAGAGGTTGGTATAAGTTTCGTGCTGCTGACTGGGGTTATTCTTCTCCTGCTTGCGTTTTATGGTTTGCTGTGGATTATAATAATAATTTATGGATTTATAGAGAATTATATACTAAAAAAATAACAGCTGATTATTTTGCAAGACAAGTATTAAGTTTAGAAAATGGTGAGTATATTCACTATGGTGTATTAGATTCTAGTACATGGGCAAAAAGAGGTGATGTAGGTCCAAGTATAGCAGAGACAATGATACAAAATGGATGTAGATGGAGACCATCAGATAGATCACCTAAAAGTAGAATTAATGGTAAGTTAGAAGTTCATAAAAGATTATCAGTAAAAGATAATGAACCAGGTTTAAGAATATTTAAAACTTGTAATAATTTAATTAGAACTTTAGGAACATTACCAACAGATAATAAAAACCCTGAAGATGTAGACACTAATGCTGAAGATCATGCTTATGATGCATTAAGGTATGGTTGTATGAGTAGACCAACACATCCTAAATATGCACAAAGATTTAGAACTTTTATATCTACTAATGATTTTCATGCAGCAGATAATAAATTTGGATATTAATGCCATTAAATAAAAAAGGTAAAAAAATTAAAAAAGCTATGGTAAAACAATACGGTAAGAAAAAAGGTCAAGCCGTATTTTATGCTATGGAGAATAGTGGAAAAATAAAGGGTGTCAAAAAAAATAAAAATACCTGAAACTAATAAAAAAAATTTCCCTTATACTTTAAGTTTAGTGTGGTGGGAAGATATTGTCAGTGAGTCAAGTTGGGCTGACATAATAGATATCAAAAAAGCAAAAACAGCTGTATGTTGTAGTGTAGGATGGATAATTAAACAAGATTCTAAATCTACAATATTGATGGCTGATTATTCTTTTGAAGATAACAAAGAAATAAAACAAGGTGGTAGTTATACAACTATACCTACTAAAAATATTATTTCAATAAAGAAAATAAAAATATAGGAGATATAATGGAAGCAAAATTTGATCCAAAAGCAAAGGTCAAACAAGGTCAATTTAGTGATGCACCTGATGGAAAAAATCCAAATAGGGAACACACTAATATTGATTTTACAAAACATGCACCAAAAAAATACCAACCTTTTGAGTATGATGTAATTGAGCCAACTAAATCAGGTTCAGAGCATGTAGAAGATTCTTTGTTTAAGATGGCTGATGAAAAAGATTATTAATGAGTCTTGGACCTAAAAGTAATTTTATACCTATAGTATATGCAGGTACAAGAAAAAAGAAATATAATAAGAAAAAAAATAAAAATAAAAAGAGGAGAAAACCCAAATGATGAAAAGATATATGCACGGAGAGCTTGCACCTGATGCACCAAAAGCACCTAATGAGCCAATGGCAATAGATCCTAATTCAAAAGTAAAACAAGGAGATATGTCTGGTGATGGTAATGATGCAAAAGGTAAATCAAAATCAAAAGTAGATCCAGCAATCTTTAGAATGGCTGAAGAAAGAGATTACTAATTTAAATGGAAGAAGAGAAAAAAACTAATGGCGGCTACGAAGCCGAGGGGAATCCTTTAGTTGGTTTAATACGAAATAAGTTTCAACAAGCTGAGACATCTAAAGTCTATGATGAAAAAAGATGGTTAAAAGCATACAGAAACTATAGAGGATTATATGGACCTGAAACTGCTTTTCGTGAAAATGAAAAGTCTAGAGTATTTGTTAAAATAACAAAAACTAAAGTTCTTGCTTCGTTTGGTCAAATTATTGAAGTATTATTTTCTCAAGGCAAATTTCCTCTAGGTATATCACCTACAGCTGTGCCTGAAAATATATCTGAAAGAGCACACTTACATCCAAAACAAAATCAGCAACCTCAAGAAGAGTTACAAAGTCCTTATGGGTTTGAAGGTGATGGTATTGAAATACCACCTGGTGCTACCGTAAATGAGTTAATACAAAATTTAAATAATGAATATGATAGTCTAGGATTTAAAGATGGTCCATCAAATATAGGTGGTCCTCAAATAGAACCTGCAAGAATAGCTGCAGAAAAAATGCAAAAATTAATACATGATCAGTTAGAAGAAAGTAGAGCTATTACAATAATGAGACATGTATTTTTTGAAATGGCATTATTAGGCACTGGTATTTTAAAAGGACCATTTACAGATACAAAAGAATATAATTTATTTTCTACATCAGAAGATGATCAAGGTAATGTAGAAAGAGTGCACGCTATTAAAAAGAAAGTTATTCCTAGTATAGAAGCTGTATCATGTTGGGATTTTTATCCTGATCCAAATGCGACAAGTATACATGATTGTGATTATGTAATACAAAGACACTCATATAATAAAGCACAGTTTGAAGATTTAGCAGATAAACCTATGTTTGATAGGGAAGCAGTATTACATTGTCTAGAAGAAGGACCTAATTATCAAACAAGAGGATTTGAATCATCACTATATGATAGAGAAAATATACAAACTATTTATAAAAATAGATTTGAAGTATTAGAATATTGGGGTATAATAGATAAAAAAATTGCAGATGAATGTGGTATATCATATGAATCTGATTCAGATATTATACATGTTAATGTATGGATATGTGGTAATAAAGTACTACGAATGGTTGAAAACCCATTTACACCTACAAGATTACCTTATTTAGTTTGTCCTTATGAATTAAATCCATATCAATTTTTTGGAATAGGTATTCCTGAAAATATGGAAGATTCACAAATGGTTATGAATGGTCATGCAAGAATGGCTATTGATAATTTAGCACTTGCAGGTAATCTAGTATTTGATGTAGATGAAACTATGTTAGTTCCAGGTCAAGATATGAAAGTATTTCCTGGTAAAATATTTAGAAGACAAAGTGGACAAACAGGACAAGCAGTACATGGATTAAAATTTCCTAATACTGCATTTGAAAATTTACAAATGTTTGACAAGTTTAGACAACTTGCAGATGAGGCTACGGGTATACCATCGTATTCACATGGTGCAACAGGTGTGCAATCTACAACTAGAACTGCATCGGGTATGTCAATGTTGATGGGTGCTGCAGCATTAAGTATTAAAACAGTTATTAAAAATATTGATGACTATTTATTAAAACCTCTAGGACAATCATTATTTTATTGGAACATGCAATTTAATGATGATTCTCCACATATAATAGGTGATTTAGAGATTAAAGCACAAGGCACTTCTTCTTTAATGCAAAAAGAAGTAAGATCTCAAAGACTAATGACATTTATGCAAACTGCAGCTAATCCTGCACTTGCACCATTTGTTAGATGGCATACATGTTTAACAGAAATAGCTAAGTCTTTAGATATTGATCCTGATCAATTAATTAATGATCCTGAAAAAGCAGCGATCTATGCACAAATAATGGGAATGGCAAATGGAAATCAAAACAATACAGCCGCTACTGGAGGACAAAATCAAATGGGACCAACTAGCCCAGTACCTGCAGGAGCTTCGCCAACAGATCCAACAGGAACTGGAGGTGGCAACATCGGTACAGGTAATGTACCAATGCCAGGGGAAACTGGCTTTAGTGCGGCAAATACTAAACCTCCAAGAGGCGAACAAACGCAATAAAGATGGCAACTAAAACTTTTAATCCAAAAAGAATAGGTGGTGGAACTATTTCATTAGAATATAATGCAACAACTGGACAATACAGTTTAAAAGAAACTGGTTTTGATGCAGTAAATGAATTAACAATACCTGATTTTTCTAAAATAACTACGACTACCCCTGCTAAAACAGAAGATCCAAAAACTGCTACAGATTTAACTGGAACAGGTGTAGCACAGCAAACACAACAAGCATTTAAAATAGGTGATCGTGATGATGATAAAGGTGATATAAAACGTGCTACTATAGATAAAACAACTGGTGATTCATTAATACAAAAAGCTAAAGATACTAGTGCTGCTTTAAATTTAGTTGATGCTGAAGATGTTAATTTAGCATCACAAAAAGTATTTGCACCTACAGAAAAGTTAACTATGCAAGGTAGAACTAGAAAAGCAGATTCTGAAGTTGTAGGTACTATGGCAAATGAATTAAAATTAGAAGAACCAAAAGTAGAAACACAAAAAATAGATAGAACACCTAGATTTTTAAGAGATGTATTTGGTAAACCTGTAAAAAAAGAAATATCTACAACAAGACCTGCGGGTATTGATGCACCTATGAAAACAGGAACTGCTGTTCCTGATGCAATAAAAGAAGGGCAACCTGCAATAGATGAAGCACCATTCGATCCAAAATCATTTGAAGGGGTGTCTAAAATGGGTGCATTAGCTGGAGTAGGAGAAAAAGATAATGTTGTAGAACAAACTAAACAAAATACTTTAATAGAAAGTGCAAATACTGCTTTAACATCTATTGGAGAAATATTAACATCAGGTCCATTAGTAACAGCAGTAAAAGCTATAGCAAGACCCGAAACACCAACGGATAAACATGCTAAACAATACTTTGATATATTCACTTCAGGTAGTAATGAAGGTAGAATAGCTACTAACCCAGCAACTAGTTTATATGGTGGTATGAACGCAGTATCAGCATTTGGTAATTTAGAAAAAGCTGGAGAAAAAAGACTTGCTAAGAGAAAAGAAACTGAAGCTAGAAGAGAAAGAGAAGGAAGACCTGTATCAGATAAATTTAAACAAACTACAAAAAATATGGAAAAAGAGCAAGCAAATTATAAAGCATCTTTAGATAAAAATGTAACTACAAAAAGAGAAGCTGCTATAATGAGCAGACCAGGCGGAGGTGGAGATAAAAGTGGTAGAAGTGGTGGTAAAATAGTTTGTACTATGATGAATGAATCCTATGGATTTGGATCTTTTAGAAATAAAATATGGTTAAGACACTCTAAAAATTTAGCACCTGAATATCAAATAGGATATCACAGAATATTTTTACCACTAGTTAAATTATCTAAAAAAAATAAAATTATTAAAAAAATATTAGAACATATTGCTATACATAGAACAATAGATATTAGACAAGAAGAAAGAAATAAAGTACATTTAACTGGTAGATTGTATAGAAAAATATTAGAACCAATATGTTATTGGGTAGGTAAAATATAATGGCTATAGTAGATATGAGAGGTGAAGTTGCAAAAGGTAAAGCTACTACAACAGGTATGATAAATGAAAAACCTAATAAAGTAACACCACCTAATTTATCAGGAATGAATAAATTATTTGATAAACCTAAACAAAATATTCAACCACAAGAACAAGCTACACCTATAGATGATAGTTTAATATCAAAAGTACAAAATTTAACAGATCAAGATAAAGCTACTTTAAAATTAGTTTTATCTCCATCTGTTAGTAATGTTTTAAAAAAAGTTGCCCCTGAATTAAGTCCTTTAGTAGAGGCTGCTGGATCAACTGAAGAAAATGTTATTATACCTGTATCTATGTTCAAAAATTTTGCACTAAAAAGATACAGTGGAGATGAGTCACAAGCAATAAATAATTTTGTTGCAGATTTATCTAATATGAAGATGGATCAACAAACTGTGCCACCTGATATGGAAATGCCTCAACAGGCAGAAACTGGACAAGATTTTGAATCAATAGATTCAGATATTCAAACAGTTTAATATCAGCCCACAATTATGGAATAGAGCTACCCTTACCCATAAGGCACTCAACCAATAGGTAAAAATAATGGAAGAAGAAAAAAAAGTTTCTGAAGAAACTAAACTTAATTTACAAAAAGCAAATCCTTATACTAAAGATCGTGGAGAAGACGATGCAGAAACAGAGGCTTTTGCAAAAGGTGAATTAGCTAAATTTCAAAGGGAACAAAAAGAAAAGGAAGCAGAAGCAGCAACCGAACAGAAGGACACCGATGCATCTGAAGAGACTGCAGACAACACAGATCAAAAGGCTACTCCTATCGCTGAACGCCCTGCAAAAGCTGAAGATCGTGTCTTTAAGAAACGTTATGACGATTTGAAAAGACACTATGATTCTACAATTAATAAACACAAGGAAGAACTTCAATCTTTGCGTACACAATTAGAATCAAGCACACAACAATTTGTGCCACCTAAATCAAAAGAAGAGTTAGAGGCATGGAGAAAAGAGTACCCTGATGTTTATGATATGGTTGAAACCATAGCAATAAATAAAGCAACTACTCAAACTGCAGATCTTGAAAATAAATATAAAGATTTAAAACTCCAACAAGAACAAATTGCAAAAGAAAAAGCTGAAGTAGAACTTTTAAAACTTCATCCCGACTTTAGTGATATTCGTGGTTTAAGTAAACTAACTAAAAAAGAAGAAAAGGATGTTAAAAAAGAAGCTGCTAAAGCAATTTCTAAAACTAAAAAAGCTACTGATTCTGATATACCAAAGAAAAAAATTTGGACAGCTACTGAGATTTCTAAATTAAAACCTCATCAGTTTGAAAAATTTGAAAAGGAGATTGACCTTGCACGTTTAGAAGGTAGGATTGAACAACGTTAACAATCTAACTAAACAATAATAAGGAGAAGCATTATGGCTTTTACTAACGCTAGTGGTTATAATAACCTTGCACAAGGTAATTTTACTCCACAAATCTTTAGTCAGAAAGTTCAAAAGTTCTTCAGAAGAGCATCAGTGGT